AAGGAACGGGGGGTCGGTGGTGTTCTCTTGCTCACAAAAAACCGCCCACCCTTAGATAAATTACATCGTTTGCAACTTGCAACTAGATTGTCATCGCTATCTAATCCGCCTAGCCTTCTTGGTATCACATGATCAACTGTATCTGCTTCTTGCCCACAGTATTGACAGATATGACCATCTCTCCTAAGTATTCTTTGTCTAATGTTTCGCCATTGTCTGGTCGATCCGCTATCTCTTAACGCTGATTTACTCAATACCATCCCTTAATCTTATGATGATCTAAAGCATTGCAAGGATTTGAATACCGCTTTTTAATATATTTTAATTGCCAATCAATTTGCTTGTATCCATCAACAGTAGATAACCATTTAGATCTGCCTTGCGGAATACCATAATGACTACCATTCCGGGCTTTTGGATTCCATCTACTTTCCTTAAAATTCAATTCATCTAAACAATAGAATTGATCTAAATCATTAAGCTGTATGAAAGCCCATTGTCTGTAATGATTAGTTCTATCTTGAGCAACGGAATCATCTTTTAGAAAGGCTATGTTTAAGGCAATGAACAGAGATATCACCAAACCAAACCTTGCGATCTTTCTGCTTCGCAGATCGCCCTTTCGCTCTGAAAGCGAATTTGCGTTTAAGGGTAGCATGTCAAGTCAAATCCATTAACAAAACCGCAGGTCAGAAGGCGTGTCGTAGAATGGCACAATGTTGTATTGATCAATCCAGTTGTGATCATAACCAGCCTCGCTCACTTAGTTGCTATCAATTCGCATGTATGACAGACCTGATCTACAAACTGCCATGATCCACATTTAGTGCATCGAATGACAGGCTCTTGAGTGTCAGTTGCTTCTGCTAGGTTCTTTGTTCCAACGCAATTGCAACGCAGGCATTGATACACTCTAAAACCATCAGCTGCGGAATAACCTTCAAGCCAGATAAACTCAGTATTCCCAGAGCAGCCATTACATTTAAATTTAACCACTTTTACCAGCCCACCCAGATCCTTTAAAGATTGCTGGAACAGCTGTATAAACACGCCTCAAATTAGCACCACATACTTGACAACGGGGGATTTCGTGCTCCATTGGAAGATCCAATAGAATACTTAATCCCTCGCCATCACATTCGTATTCGTAATTCGGCACTATGGAATCCGATTGATTGAATGACAGGAATAGCATCGAAGCAGATCGCCCTCATGAAGTAATCTGTCATCGTTGCATAAGTCGCAATGAACTGTCGTTGGCTCTACTTTGATCGCATCGTTTTCAATCGTTGCCATTAAGCCAGAGCCATCGATAATCTCTACATAACCCATTTATTCACCTCCTTCGTAAAACCATATTCCGTTAGCTGTAAGTTTATGCCAGCGAGCATCGCATTGTTCTCCTTTAGGTGCAGAGCAAACATAGCCATAATATGGCTTACCTGTTTTTGATGTTCCCTCTTTTAGAATCATCAAGCCATGTGAGCATTCTTGTTGTTTAGGTTTGTTCTGTGTAATTGTTTCGACAACTTCTCCAACCGACCACGCTTTCGGATCAGTTGGTTTGTCATCATCACTAAATGCTTTTCGTAAAGCAGTTTCAATAGTTTGTGAATTACCAGATTTACCATAGAGATTTCTGACCGGTGCATTTTCAACCTTTCTCATATCGTCTTTAGTTGCAGTTTTATCAGATCCTTTAAGCAAAATTATTGCGCGACCTAAGCTGGATGTAGCTGTATCCTCGCAATAAAACTTTTTCATATTTGGAATGTAAGTTTCCCTAGATCCAAATGCAATGTTAGAAACGGCTGGTGCAGCATCTTTTGCATCTCGCCATAAAGTAGCCTGAACCAAAATGTAACCCTTCTCAGGATCATGGCTAATGACTGATATGTCTGATCTACCAAGCGGAAAGTTTTGAATAAACCATTTGTTTAGAGTAGCCACATCCTCATAATCCTCAAGATTAAAAGCCATTATTAGTCCTCCCAGTTTTCGTCTTGGACGGCATCAAGCACAGTTTTATAGACAGATCCATAGGCGATGAAGTCTTTGATGCTGTCGTAATGATCTGGGGTTTCACTAAGCCTAGAAACCTTGACCAACGCCATACATAATGCAGCTTGGTGTGGTGTGATTGGGAAGTCGAGATAAGCAGACCATAAGCCCGCAATTCGTTTATGGTTGTAATACGGATGTCCATAAACGCTTCCACGCTGTTGGATCGTAGTAATGACCTCATCAAACAGGGTTTCAGTTTTTGTCATAATCAAATACTTCATCTGACTTTGATTTAGAATCAATCATTCGACGATGCATATCCCAGCCATCTTTGCGACCGCGCCAGTAATAAGTCTGCTTTGCGCTTTCGTGCATTCCATAAGCCCAGATGAATGCAACCATTGTTGCAACCCATAATAGACCAGCTTCTTTTAGTGTCATGTTGCTCCCTTACATATCCACAGGCGATCTGTGAATACACAAAGTATGACCTAAATCAAGTAGGCGTGGTTAATTACTTTCGGCGTGTTTTATAACGATTAGATAAAGCCAAAAGCCTCAACTGCATCGATATGATCATCAATTGTGCGTGGCTTATAGTCTGTTTCACACTCCATACGACTTTCCAAGAGCTGTAAATGATCCATCTTTGTTGATCGGAATAAGCGTAGGGGTCATGTTTTTGCCATTCCATTCAAGGATGGCAATACCCATCTGCCAATTGGCCACAGTTCGCGTATAAGACGCTTTAGCCTTATTCATAAGATTACCTACCTCAATGCCATATAAAGGCCTGTAATGGCCTCCTATGCCCTCAGAATAGGCACTCATGCCCAGCCTGTGCGTATGCCCAATAACGCAGGATTTGCCCGTTTTGCGGGCTAAATTCAAGGCAGTCATTCCCGCGTTAGGATTTGAGTTGCCCTCATCGCCATGAGCCAAGATCCAGCCCTTTTCAAATTCGTAAAATGTCTTATGAAAGGTAATGCCTAAACTATCGAAATCCATAAACTTGGCGTATTGCAACTCAGGCAAGGAAAGCATGCCCGGAACTTTTAAGAGTGTGTTATAAAGCCGATCTGTGTGATTCGATCTAACAATATGCGCTTCTTTAGCATTATCAGTTAATGACCAAAGGATCTCTTGAGTAGCTGTGCGATCTTGGTCAAGGGTCTGCTGATAAGCCAAAGGTGTTTTCTCAGCCCATCGAGAAATGGTTTGAAAGTCAATTTCATCGCCAACACATAGAACGCTATCAAACTTCTCACGGCGTGCCAATTTGATGACATTCTTGACAGCTGCTTCATGGTGGTATGGAATTTGCAAATCACTTATTACTAAGTATCGCTTAATCATCATCCTCATCGTCAGTTGGATCTATGGAAGGAATAATCCCGCCATCGCCTACGATCCAATCAGGAAAAGTTTTATGTTCAGTCATAAGCCAAAAAGCGTGCTCAGGCGTAAATCCTGCTTTTCTAGCTGCTTTGTAGCATTCATGTAGAGCCATGTAATGCTGATCGATCTTTGTTAATGGCTCAGGAGATTGGCGAACGACGCGACGATTGATCTTTTTGCGTTTGATAGGTTTTCGAGTGTTCGCCATAATTAAAATTATGACTTACTGATTAGGACAAAGAGATCATCGACACGCTTCTCAAGTCGATTAATTTGATCCTTAATTGATGCTCCGCCATTTGGCTTAAGTTCAGCTAGGTAAGATTTAATAACCCAACGCAGAGCCAGCAATAAACTGCTTGCGATTGCGCAACCACCAACGGCTAACGCGACCCAATCGTTTGGTGTCATTTGCCATCAAGACCATAATCAGCTTCTTTACCAGAAGTTGGATCAATGGCTTTGATTAGGGGAGCGATTAACGCACCAAGCAGAACTGCGTATTCAGGTTTAATATCTCCCACAATAGCAAGTGCAACAGTTATTCCAGAAGCTGCTACTGCTCTCAAATATGACTTGATTGCCGATTTTTGTTTATTGGTTAGTTTCATTCTTGCTCCTCATCTGGAATGTCGATTTCCTCGACAATGTTATTGTTTGGCTTTGATTCGTCATAGCCGCCTAGGCCGTAAGTAATTGATTTCATTATGTAGCTCTTATCCATACGTAAGGAATTCCAATAATCGCAGATAGCGTTCCTGCGGTGCTTGGTAATGCTCCTGTTATTCCGTCTTCATTCCAACCATTTTGACCATTAGCGGTAGGTGAAGAAGAACTCAAGATAAAACCATTCTGGAAAAGGGCTGAGTTGTTACTCCCAAAATTGTAGCTTGAGAGTGTTGGCGCCGTTGTTTGCACAAAAGCCAACCAATAAAATCCTGCGGCTAAAGTTTGAGAAATAGTTATTTGATAAGTTGCTGCGGCTGTAGTAGTAACCGTTCCCGCATCAAGGACTAAACTGCTGGGAACTCCTGCGTTGTTGTTGTAAATTCCAAGCCGCACTACTCCAGAAGTTACGCCAGAGGCTGCGGCAGTTACAAAAGCCAAGCGATCAAAACTTGTTGCAACTGGCACAAAGAATGGCTCATAGTAAAGTCTTCCATTTGTAACCGAAGAAGTGTCGAATCTTGCATAAGGCGTGCGGCGGTAAGTCCCAGATGTTTGAGGCAAAATAGGTTTGATCGCGCCGAAATCATAAGCAGTTTTAACCGCATTAGCGGTAGCAGCAGTTGTAGTGCTGGTGCTAGATACTGAATCTGTTAACTGTAATACTCCAACAGCAGATGTTGTGCCAGTAGATACTGAAAGGTTTGCAGCTGATGAAGTCCCAGCATTTGTTAATGGGGCATTGACTGTTACAACGCCTGATGAGCCTTGTGCGCCAGTATCGCCAGTATCACCCTTTGCGCCAGTTGCCCCAGTATCACCCTTTGCACCTTGAGAACCAGTAGCACCTGTTAATCCAGTTAATCCTGTTTGACCTTGAATGCCTTGCGCACCTTGAGCACCGGGATTACCTTGAATTCCTTGTAAGCCTTGAGGACCTTGATCACCTGCTGGACCTTGAGGACCTGTTGGACCTGCTGGACCTTGAGGACCACCAGCATCGCCCTTCTCACCCTTTTCTCCTTTAGGACCAGGAAATAGGTTATTAGAACTAATTGTTACGCGACCCATTATTTACCACCTATCATCGGGATATTAAAGAATGAATTGTTTGAATCGCCTTCTTTGGTAAAGCTGATATGGCAATGATGGTTGTGCTTATTAAAGCCATTGTAAGGACGCCAAGCCCAAGATTTCTTAGACGATGCGATTCTGCTATCAAAGATGATGTAAGCAATTCTTTTTTCGCCAGACTTTGCTGCGACTCGAATCTGCTCAGCAAGATATGGCATGACATCTGGTTTGGCTTTACCAGATAGATCCCGGTCAATATCGATTGCCCTAACGACTCCGCTACTCGCATCTGGAATGTGATCAGATTTGCCAGCAGACATGTGTCTTGCATCAGCGATCCACCCATCGGATGAGCGATCTCTGTCTGGAAAACTATCATCAGTTTGCTCTCTTAACTGAACAGCAGCTTTAGATAACCAAGCCTTCATTAGCCATTAAGTAATGCAGAGATTTGGTCGTCAGTAAAACCTAACTCCTTGAGTTTGGCTAAACCTTGCTCACGATTTAATTTAATAATTTGATCTTGAGTTGGACCAGCAACATGAGAAACAATTGCTGCTTTTAGTTCATCCTCAGTTACATTTGAACCATCGGCAGGGATAATTAGTTTTTTCTTAGGATCATTGAAATCAGCACATAATCCTTTTCCGCCAAGTTCTTGATCTAATTGAGTTAAATTACTTTCCTTTAATGTTATTGCAATGTTATGACCTCATAACTCTCACTATTAATCGTCTATACAAAAAGGTTGTTGAACTAACACTATCTGCGCGATATTTCATAGTAAAAGTATTGCTGCCAGCAGTTACAGTTACACTATTTGCAACAGAAGTTCTAATTCTTGGACTAGATGAATTTGCTTTTAAGTAAATAGCAG